CCTGTGAAACTACCCGATGCACCCACGCCCGTCAACAGGGTGCGGACACATGTGAGAAAGAATGCCCACCACCCGAGAATCCGTCGTCGCCGCGCTGCATGCGCGGCTGCAGCCGCTTGCCGCCCTCATCCTGCGTGACGAGGTGCTGCCAGAGCGGATCCCGGCGGCCGGGCTGATAATCCTGCGCGATGGCCAGCCGGGCGAGCCGGATGTGACGCTGTCGCCGCTGCACTATCATTTCCAGCACCGGGCGGAACTGGAGATCGTCGTCCAGGCGGGCACCGGTCGGGCCAGCGCCTTTGACGACCTGATCGCCGCCATCGGCGCGGCGCTGGAGGCTGACCGGACGCTGGGCGGCCTCTGTGACTGGTTGGAACCCGAAGCCCCGGCTTCGGTCGATCTGCCTGTCGAGGGAGCCGCGGCGCTCAAGGCGGCGGTGATCACAGTCGTCCTGCACTACACCACCACCGGCCCCCTCGCCTGAATTCCCCCACATAGGAGACCCCCATGGCACGCGCACACGGCGCGCGGGCGCAGATGGCGCTTGCGTTCGAAACCATCTACGGCACCCCACCCGCCAGCGGCTATCGGCTGATGCCGTTTGCCCGCACCACGCTGGGCGCGGAACAGCCCCTGCTGAACTCGGAGCTTCTCGGTTATGGCCGCGATCCCCTGGCCCCCATCAAGGACGCGGTCACCGCCGATGGCGAGGTGGTGGTGCCGATCGATGTGGAGGCCTTCGGCTTCTGGCTGAAAGCAGCCTTTGGCGCTCCCACGACCACCGGCACCACGCCGAAGACCCACACCTTCCAGTCGGGGAACTGGACCCTGCCCTCGATGGCCATCGAGGTGGCGATGCCCGAGGTGCCGCGCTTCGCGATGTACGCGGGCTGTGTGATGGACCAGTTGTCCTGGCAGATGAACCGATCCGGCCTGCTGACCGCGACCGCCCGGCTGATCGCGCAGGGCGAGGCCATCGCTGCCACCACGGCCGCAGGCACGCCGACCGCGCTGGGTCTGCAACGCTTCGGCCATTTCAACGGGGTTGTGAAGCGCAACGGCACGGCGCTGGGCAATGTCGTCTCGGCCGAGATCACCTATGCCAACGGCCTCGACCGGATCGAGACCATCCGCAATGACGGCAAGATCGAGGGTGCCGATCCCGGCATGGCGGCCCTGACCGGCCGCATCGAGGTGCGTTTCGCCGATAGCGCCCTCGTCACCCAGGCCATCGACGGCACGCCCTGCGAGCTCGAGTTTGCCTACAGCCTCGGCGCGAACGCCAGCTTCACCTTCACGGCCCATGCCGTCTACCTGCCGGTCCCGCGGATCGAGATCCCCGGGCCGCAAGGCATCCAGGCCACCTTCGACTGGCAGGCGGCCCGCGCCACCAGCCCCACCCGCATGTGCACCGCCGTCCTCGTCAACACCGTCACGGGATACTGACCATGATCCGACTGAACCTTTCGAACCGACCCGAATGGCTGGACCTGCTGCCCGGCCTTCGCGTGCTGGTGGCCCCTCTCACCACCGCGCTGATGGTCTCCGCCCGCGCCGATCCCGCCATCGATGGCCTGTCGGAGGCGTCAAGCCAGGAGGACATGGCCCTCGCGATGGCCAAGGCCGTCGCCCGCCGTGCGGTCTTGGATTGGGAAGGCGTCGGCGACGAGGCAGGCAACCTTGTGCCCGTCAGCCCGGCCGGGATCGACGCCCTTCTCGACATCTGGCCGGTCTTCGAAGCCTTCCAGGCGCAATACGTCGCCCGTGGTCTGATGCTGGATGCGGAAAAAAACGCCTCCGCGCCCTCGCCGACTGGTCCTTCGGCGGGGGCGACGGCTACTGCGCGGCCTGCACAGGCCCCTGCCCGGACTGCCCCGCAAGACTGAACCGGCCGCAGACGGTCGAGGGCTGGCAGGTCTGGGACCTGGCCCAGCGCCTCGGCGGCCAGCTGCGCATCGCGCCGGGGGCCGTCATCGGATGGGACATGGGCGCTGCGCTGTCACTGGCGCAGGCGCTGGGCATCCCGCCCCTGATCGCCGCCGAACTGCTGCCCGAGATCGAGGCGGTGATGGTTCGCAAACTGAACGAGCAGATGGAAGGACGCCGGAATGGCTGAGAAGAAGGTCTCCGTCCGCCTCGTGGCGGAGGGCGGACGGCGCGTGCGCGCCGAACTGGAGGGTGTCGGCGAGGCCGGAGCACGCGGGTTTGGCCGCCTGTCGCGCGAGATGGAACTGGCCAACACCCGGCTGGCCGCTTTCGCGCGCCGTGCAGGTCTTGCCCTCGGGGCCGCCGCGGCGGCCGCTACAGCCTCGCTCGGCCTGATCGTCCGATCCACCGCCGAGAGTGCCGCGCAGATCCGGCAGTTCGCGCAGGTCGCCAATGCAACACCCGATGCGCTGCAGCGCTGGTCGGCCGGGGCGCGGACAGTCGGCATTGAACAGGAGAAGCTGGCTGATATCCTGAAGGACGTGAACGACCGGGTCGGGGATTTCCTGCAGACCGGCGGCGGGCCGATGGCGGATTTCTTCGAGAACGTGGCCCCGAGGGTCGGTGTCACCGCTGACCAGTTCGCACGGCTGTCGGGACCGGAGGCACTGCAACTTTACGTCGACACGCTGGAGCGGGCGGGTCTTAGCCAGCAGGAGATGACCTTCTATCTCGAGGCCATGGCCTCGGACGCGACCCGCCTCCTGCCGCTCCTGCGCAATGGTGGGGCCGAAATGGCGCGGCTTGGCGACCAGGCCTCCGATTTGGGTGCGGTTCTGGACGGTGATGCGCTGGAAGCCCTGCGCCGTACGCAACTCGCACTCGGCACGGTGTCGCTGGTGTTTGATGGTCTGCGCAACCGAATCGCCGTGGCTGTCGCCCCGACCATCGAGGCGCTTGCCAACGCCTTCGTCGCCCTCGCGTCAGACGGTGGCATCCTGCGCTCGGCCATCGACGCGCTGATCGGCAACCTTGGGCGTCTCGCCTCCTATGCCGCGACCTTCGCCGCCGTCATGGCAGGGCGGTGGGTGGCGGGCCTAGCCGCCGCGGCCCTCTCGGTGCGCGGCCTAGCGACGGCGCTCGTGTTCCTGCGCGGCGCGCTCATCCGAACCGGCATCGGCGCGCTGATCGTCGGCGCGGGCGAGCTGGTCTACCAGTTCTCACAGCTGGTGGCCCGGGTCGGCGGCCTGAGCGAGGCCTTTCGCTTGCTCGGCGATCTGGCCCGCGAGGTCTGGTCGCGCATCGGTCTGTCGCTGGACGCGGCCCTCGCGCGGATGGCGGCTGGATGGGAGGGGCTGAAGGCGGCCGGTCTCTCGGCGCTGGAAGGCACCATCGCAGGCGTCGTCAGCTTCGGCGACCGGACGGCCGCGATCTTCCAGGGGGCCTATGATGCGGCCGTGGCGATCTGGGGCAGTCTGCCCGGCGCCATCGGCGACTTCGCCTTTCAGGCGGCTAACGGACTGATCTCCGGCGTCGAGGCGATGCTGAACGGCGTCGTCACGCGTATCAACAGCTTCATCGAGACCCTGAACGCGGCGCTGGCCTTGCTGCCCGAATGGGCCACCGGCGAAGGCGGGGTGCGGATCGGCATTCTCGATCCGGTGGAACTGGGCCGCATCGGCAATCCGTTCGAGGGAGCCGCGACCGCTACAGGCGCTGCTGCCGCGGATGCCTTCTCCGCCGCGCTGGCGCGGACCTACCTCGAGCCACCCGATCTCGGGCTTGGCGCGATGGCCGACGATGCCCGCGCCCGGGCCGACGGCTATCGCGAGGCGGCCGGGATGCTGGCTGACGCTGCCGGTCGGCCCCTCGCCAGCTGGCAGGCTCTGAAGGATGCCGTCACTGGCACAGGGACCGAGGCCGAGACCGCACTGGCGGATGCGGCTGGCGCGGCCGATGCCCTGACCACCGGGCTGAATGACACCGCTACAGCCGCCGAGGGTGCAGGTGGGGCCGCGCGCGATGCGGGCGCTACGGCGGCCGAGGGCGCGGAGACCGCCCTTACCGGCTGGCAAGCTGTCACGGCCGCGCTTGCTGACTACGCCGCCAAGGCGCGCGACATTGGCGGGGACATCGGCAATGCGCTGGTCGGGGCGTTCCAGAGCGCGGAGAACGCCATCGGAGACTTCGTGAAGACCGGCAAACTCGACTTTCGGGATCTGGTCACGTCGATGATCGCCGATCTCGCGAAGCTCGCCGCCCGGCGCTTCATCCTCGGCCCCATCGCGAACGCGCTTTCCGGCGCGCTGGGCGGGGCGGGTGGGATTTTCGCGAACATCCTGCATGCGGGCGGGATGGTCGGTGCCCCTGGTCCCGGACGCATGGTCCCGGCGCTGGCCTTTGCACGTGCGCCGCGCATGCATTCCGGCGGCTGGGCTGGTCTGCGGCCCGACGAGGTCCCCGCGATCCTGCAACGCGGCGAGCGCGTCCTCTCACGCCGGGAGGCGGCGGGGTACGGCCAGTCGGTCGGCACCTCCGTCAATGTCACCATCAACGCTCGCGACGCGGAAAGCTTCCGCCAGTCCCGGACCCAAGTCGCCAGCGACATCGCCCGCGCCGTGTCGCTTGGGCGGCGCGGCATGTGAGGATCGGCCATGGCGTTTCACGAGGTCCGGTTTCCGGACAACATCAGCCGAGGTGCACGCGGCGGCCCAGAACGACGCACTCAGATCGTTGAACTGGCAAGCGGGGCCGAGGAGCGCAACGCCAGCTGGGCCAACTCGCGCCGCCGCTATGACGTCGCCTACGGCATCCGCCGCGCCGACGATCTGGCGGCGGTCGTCGCCTTCTTCGAGGCCCGCAATGGCCGCCTCCACGGCTTCCGCTTCAAGGACTGGGCAGACTTCAAGTCCTGCCTGCCATCGCAGACGCCGGGGCCGACCAACCAGCCGATCGGCACCGGAACCGGGGCGGCCACCCTTTTCCAGCTGACCAAACGCTACACCTCGGGCGCGCAGTCCTGGACGCGCGCCATCACCAAGCCAGTCGCCGGGACCGTGACCATCGCCCTGAACGGCACGCCGCAGGCCTCCGGCTGGTCGGTTTCCACCTCAACCGGCCTCATTACCTTCACGACCGCTCCCGCCGCAGGCGTTGCCATCACCGCGGGCTTCGAATTCGACGTTCCCGTCCGCTTCGACACCGACGCCCTCGACGTCACCCTCGACCTCGAACGCCTCGGGTCGATCACCTCGATCCCCCTCGTGGAAATCCGCACATGAAGGCCCTGAACACGGCGCTGCAGGCGCATCTCGACGAAGGTACCACCACTCTGTCCTGGTGCTGGCGCATCACCCGTGCCGATGGCGTGACGTTCGGCTTCACGGACCACGACCGGACCCTGTCGTTCGACAGCACCGAGTTCGAGCCGGAAAGCGGGCTGACCGCCTCCGAAGTGCGCTCGGGATTGGACCTCTCGGTCGACGCGCAGGACGCGCAAGGCGTGCTGTCGTCGGACCGGATCACCGAGACCGACATCCTCGATGGCCGATGGGATAATGCAGCGGTCGAGGTCTGGCGGGTGAACTGGTCGGCCCCTTCGCAGCGCGTGCTGCTGCGTCGCGGGGCCATCGGACAGATCAGGCGCGGGCGGCTGGCCTTCGTGGCCGAAGTGCGGTCACTGGCCCATGTCCTCGGCCAGACAGTCGGGCGGACGTTTCAGGCGAGCTGCGATGCAGCGCTGGGCGATGCGCGCTGTGGCGTCAACCTTGAGGCCGCGGCCTTCAAGGGGACCGGCGCGGTGACCGACTTGCTGCGGGATCGGGCCTTCACCGCTTCCGGTCTCACCCCCTTCGCGGCGGGCTGGTTCGCCTTCGGGCTGGTCGAATGGTCGACCGGCGCGAATGCCGGGCGGCGGGTCGAGGTGCTGTCGCATGACCTCGTCGACGCGGTGGCGATCCTGACGCTGCTGGAAGCGCCGGTGCGACCGATCGCGGCGACGGATGCCTTCGTGGTCCGGGCGGGCTGCGACAAGCGGATCCCGACCTGCGGGACAAAATTCGCCAATGTCGCCAACTTCCGGGGATTCCCGCACATCCCCGGGCAGGACGCGGTCCTGCGCTATGCCACCAAGGATGGCGGGCACGAGGGGGCGGTACTGTGACATCGCCGATCGCGACTGCCGATCCCGCCCGCGTCATCACCGCCGCGCGGTCCTGGCTTGGCACGCCCTACCACGATCAGGCCAGCCTGCGCGGGGTTGGCTGCGACTGCCTCGGCCTCGCGCGGGGTGTCTGGCGCGAGGTCGTCGGCCCGGAGCCGTTCCCGATCCCGCCCTACAGCCGCGATTGGGGCGAGACCGGCCCGCGCGAGGTGCTGGCTGACGGCACGCGGGCGATGATGCCGGAAATCGCACCGGCCGACGCCCCACCCGGTGCGTTGATCCTGTTCCGGNTGGTGCCCCGCGCCATCGCNAAGCATGTCGGCATCCTCACCGGGCCCNACACCTTCCTTCACGCCTACGAACGCCTCGGCGTGATCGAGGAACCGCTGACACCGACTTGGGCGCGCAAGATCGCCTTCNCCTTCCTGTTCCCCGCACGCTGAGTTTTCCCATGGCCACGCTCGTCCTCGGCGCCGTCGGTTCCGCCATCGGCGGGGCCTTTGGAGGCGCGATCCTCGGCTTCTCTGGCGCTGCCATCGGTGGCTTCATCGGCTCGACCATCGGATCGGTGGTCGACAGCTGGATCGTGTCCTCGCTGGCGCCCGCGCAGAAGATCGAGGGCCAACGCCTCGACAGCTTGCGCATCACCTCGGCCACCGAAGGCGCCATCATCCCGCGCCTCTACGGCCGCATGCGCATCGGCGGCAACATCGTCTGGGCGACTGATTTCCGCGAGGAGACGAAGACCACCACACAGGGCGGCGGCAAGGGCGGTGGCGGCGGGAGGGTCCAGACGACCGAGTATCTGTACTATGCCAGCTTTGCGGTCGCCCTGTGCGAGGGCCCGATCACCGGCATCGGCCGCATCTGGGCCGACGGCAAGCCGCTCGACATGACCGGCATCACCTGGCGCTGGTATCCCGGCAACGAGACCCAGACGGCTGACCCATTCATTGCCACGAAGATGGGCGCAGCCAATACCCCAGCCTATCGCGGCACCGCCTACGTCGTTTTCGAGGAATTGCCGCTCTCGACCTACGGCAACCGCCTGCCGCAGCTTTCGTTCGAGGTATTTCGGCCACTTGCCGACCCTGACACGGCCGAGGGGCTGGTCAAGGCCGTGACCATGATCCCGGCCTCGGGCGAGTTCACCTATGCGACCGAGGCTGTCCGGAAGACCGTGGGCGCCACGACCACGGTCTTCGGCCAGACCACCGGCGGCACGACCTCCGCCGAGAACCTGAACGCGCTGCCCGATGAAGCCGATATCGTTGTTGCCCTCGACCGTCTGCAGGCCATGGCCCCAGCCGTCGAGAGCGTCAGTCTCGTTGTCGCCTGGTTCGGCAACGATCTGCGCGCGGGCAACTGCACCATCAAGCCCGGCGTCGAGGTGGCGACAAAGGCCACCAGCCCCAAGGTCTGGACGGTCAACGGGGTTTCCCGCGCTGCAGCCCATCTCGTCAGCCGGGATGCCGAGGACCGTCCGGTCTATGGCGGCACGCCCGCCGACTTCGCGGTGGTACAGGCGATCCGCGAGATGAAGGCGCGCGGGCTGCGCGTCACCTTCTATCCCTTCCTGCTCATGGACGTCCCGCCCGGCAACACGCTGCCGAACCCTTATTCGAACAACGCCGCCACGCCGGGCCAACCGAGTTTCCCCTGGCGCGGCCGGATCACCTGTTCCCCGGCGGCGGGCTATACCGGGACCGCGGACAAGACAGCCGCGGCGGCGACGCAGGTCTCCAGCTTCTTCGGCGCGGCTACCCCGGCGCAATTCGCGGTGTCGGGCGACAATGTCAGCTGGACCGGGCCCACCGGCGATTGGGGCTTGCGACGGATGATCCTGCACTACGCGCATCTCTGCGCGGTCGCGGGCGGTGTCGATGCCTTCCTCATCGGCACCGAGATGCGGGGCCTGACAACGATCCGCTCCAGCGCCAGCGCCTATCCGGCCGTGACGGCGTTCAAGGCGCTGGCGGCGGCCGTGAAGGCGATCCTCGGGCCGGGCACCAAGGTGGGCTACGCCTCCGACTGGTCGGAGTATTTTGGCCACCAGCCGGGCGACGGCAGTGGCGACGTGTTCTTCCACCTCGATCCGCTCTGGTCAGACGCGAACATCGACTTCATCGGCATCGACAACTACATGCCGCTCTCCGACTGGCGCGACGGTTTCGACCATGCCGACGCCCTCGAGGGCTGGCCCGGCATCCATGACCGGGCCTACCTGCAGGCCAACATTGCCGGGGGCGAGGGCTTCGACTGGTTCTACGCCGGCGCCGCAGACCGGTCGGCCCAGATCCGGACGCCGATCACGGATGGCGCTGCGGGCAAACCGTGGGTGTTCCGTTACAAGGATCTGCGCGCCTGGTGGTCGAACCTGCATTTCAACCGGCCGGGTGGGGTCCAGAGCGGCACGCCGACCGCATGGGTGCCGCAATCAAAGCCCGTCTGGTTCACGGAACTGGGCTGCCCCGCCATCGACCGGGGCACAAACCAGCCGAACGTCTTCTTCGACCCGAAGTCGTCGGAGAGCTTCACGCCCTACTTCTCGCGCGGCTGGCGGGATGACGCGATCCAGCGTGCCTACCTCGAGGCCAGCTATCTCTGGTGGGGTCAGGGCGCGAACAACCCGACCTCATCCGTCTACGGCGGCCGGATGGTGCATGTGCCGGAATGTGCCGCCTGGACCTGGGATGCGCGGCCCTATCCGTTCTTTCCGGAACTTACCGGGGTCTGGACGGACGGCCCGAATTGGCGCCTTGGCCACTGGCTGACCGGCAGGCTGGGCGCGGTGTCGCTGGCCGCGCTCGTGCGCCACCTCTGCCTGCGCGCGGGACTGGCGGAAGACCTCATCGACGTTTCCGGTCTCTGGGGCGCGGTCGAGGGCTATGTCATCGGCGCACTGGAAAGCCCCCGCGCGTCGATTTCCACGCTGGCCCGCCACTTCGGCTTCGACGCCATCGAGACCGAAGGCGTAATCCGCTTCGTGATGCGCGGCCGCGCCTCGGTCGCCACGCTCGCCATCGAAGATCTGGTGGCCAGTCGTGACGGCGAAGCCTTCGAACTGACCCGTGGCCAGGAGACCGAACTGCCCCAGGCCCTGAAGTGGCAGGTCGCGCGGGCTGACGAGGACTATGACGCTGCGCTGGTCGAGGCGCGGCGCATCACAGTCGACACGACGCGCATCGCCTCGGAAAGCTTCCCGATGGCCATCCCGCCGGAGGAGGCCGAACGCCGCTGCCGCCGCGCGCTTATGGAAGCATGGATCGGCCGGGAAAGCGCCACCTTCCGCCTGCCGCCCTCGCACCTCGCCCTCGATCCCGCCGACGTTATCCGGCTTGCGCATGACGGCCGCGAGGTAGAATTCCGCCTCGTCTCGGTCGCCGATGCCGAAGCACGAGGCATCGAAGCCGTCCGCCAGGATCGTGCCGCCTACGACCTGCCGCCCGGCGATCCCCGCCCCGCGAACCTTGCCAGCCCCGTCATATTCGGCACGCCGGAAGTGGTGATGCTGGACCTGCCGCAGATCAGCGAAGACCAGCCCGCCCATCGCCCCCTGATCGCCGCGCATGCCAGCCCCTGGCCGGGTGAGATCGCGGTGTTCCGCAGCGCATCGGCGGACGGCTTCAACCTCCTGACCACCTTCGGCAGTCGGGCGCGGATCGGCACACTGGCCTTCGACTTCTTTCCGGGTCCGACCTCGCGCTTCGATCTGGGCAACGCGCTGGTGGTCGATCTCCTGTCCGGAACGCTGGAAAGCGTGACAGACGTGGCCCTCTTCGGCGGGGGCAATGCCCTCGCGGTCGAAAGTGCCGCTGGCCAATGGGAGATTGTCCAGGCTGGCCAAGCCGAACTGATCGCCCCCAGCCGCTATCGCCTGACCCGTCTCCTGCGCGGCCAGCGCGGGACGGAACACGCGATGGGAAATCCGGCCCCGGCTGGTGCGCGGGTCGTTGTACTGGATACGACCTTGGCCTCCCTACCCATCGCCGAGGCCGATCTCGGTCTGCCGTGGAACTGGCGCGTTGGTCCGGCCGCGCGTTCGGTCAGTGACGCAAGCTATGCCGCGCTGGGATTCACGCCGACCGGGCGCGGCCTCGTCCCTTTAGCCCCGGTCCATGTCGAACAGCCGTGGCGGACAGCGCGCGCACCCGGCGACCTGACCATCCGCTGGACGCGCCGGTCCCGCGCGCTGGTCGCCGATGCCTGGGAACAGGTCGAGGTGCCGCTCGCCGAGGACCTGGAAGGCTACGACGTGCAGATCCTCGACGGGGCCGCGGTCAAGCGCACACTGGCCAGCAGCATGAGCTCCGCCCTCTACTCTGCCGCACAGCAGTCTGCCGATTGGGGCGCGCCGCTCGGGCCCGGCCAGGTGCTGGCGATCCGAATCTTCCAGCTTTCGAACCGCCTCGGCCGCGGCACGCCCGCGTCCGTGACCCTCCAGTTCTGACAGGATTTCCCATGTCCGACACCACGACCCATCTGGGCCTGCCTTACCTCCTGGCGGCGCAGGCGCAGAAGCATGTCACGCACAACGAGGCCCTGCGCCTGCTCGATGCCATGGTGCAGCTCTCGGTCCTTGACCGCACACGCACCACACCCCCGGCCAGCCCGGCCGACGGCAACCGGCACCTCGTGGCCTCGGGCGCAATCGGCCTCTGGGCCGGGTGGGACCTGAACATCGCCTTCTGGATCGACGGCGCCTGGATCCGGCTGGTGCCGCGCACTGGCTGGTTCGTGTGGGTCGCAGCCGAGGGGCTGTTCCTCGTCTGGACCGGCAGCGCCTGGGAGGTGGTGGGCGAGCCGCGCGACGTGTCGGACGCGGTCTTCAGCCTGGTGAACGATGCGGATCCGACAAAGAAGGCCACCTTCTCGCTGGCAGGGATCAGTGCTGGAACCACCCGCAGCTTCACGCTTCCCAACACCTCGTCCGAACTGGCGATCCTTGCGGGCACGCAGACCTTCTCCGGCAACAAGACGTTTTCGGGGACTCTGACCGCCTCGGGCACGGTCACCGTCTCGGCAGCGTCCGCCAGCATCGGCACGGCCACGACGACCGCGACCTACGGAATGGGCACCGGGGCGACGACCACCGGCGTCACCAAGACCGTGAACATCGGCACCGGCGGCGCCTCCGGATCGACCACGGTCGTGAACATCGGCTCTGCGACGGCTGGCGCGGGCGGCACCACGGTGGTGAACACGCCCACCGTCACATTCGCCAATGCCGTCACGCAGGTCGGCATGCCGCAGGCAAATCTGACCGCGCAACTGCTCGGCCTCGGCGGGGCCACGGCCGACAGCTACAACCGGATGTCGGTCAACACGCCTGCGGTGCTGCTGAACAATGCAGGCGCGGGCATCGAAACGACCGTCAACAAGGCTGCGGCCGGGAATGACGCGGCCTTCGCCTTCAAGACCGGCTTCTCGGCCCGCGCCCTCATCGGGTTGCTCGGGAATGACGATTTCAGCTTCAAGGTCAGCCCGGATGGCTCGGCCTTTTTCGACGCGATCAGGATCGACCGCACCAGCGGTCAGGTAGAACTGCCGCAGCCCACGGTCTTGCCAGGTCTGGCCGCAGCGCCATCGCCGCCGCCCGCAGGCAAGGCCGCCCTCTATGCGCGCAACCGCGCCGGGGCGCCGTGGATCGATGTGATGCGCCCCTCTGGCCGGGACTTTCCGCTCCAGCCGCATTTCGGGGTGAACCGCATCGCCAACTGGTCGCCCTCGGTCAGCACCACGATCACAACCGAGGGCCTGCCGATCACCTCGGTCGGCACCGTCTCGCACCCGACGCTGGCCGCCACGAACCTTGCCGCCTCGATGCGGCGCTGGCGCCTGACTTCGGCGGCCGTCGTGGACTCGGTCGCCGACCAGCGATCCGCAGGCTG